TAGGCGATCTCGGGGATGACGGATTCGACCATGCCGTATGCCTGCAACATGGCCTTGTTGAGGATGTTTTCGGTGATGCCAGACAGACTCATCGTGCTGAACCCCTCAGCCTTGATTTGCAGGTCCACGCCCGCATTGATCGCCCAGAGCTTCCGAACGTAACCCATGTCCACGCTGCCGACAGGGAAGTGCATCCCGTTAAGGGCCGCGATCTTCGCCATGATGCCATGGTAACTGGTGGACCGGAACTCGCGGGAGGCCGCGATTTCCTTTGCCTTGTCGTTGAGGCCGGCGAGGGCGTACTTCTCGGGCATGTTGCTGCCGAGGCAGGCACCGGCCGCGACAACCTCGTTCACGTCCCCGGCCGACATGGCGGGCAGGGCGCCTGTGTTGATGTTGAACGGTTGGGTGACGTTGTTGCGACCCGTGGGTCCGCGACTTGCCCGCAGCACCTCCAACTCGGCGCGATCGGCATCCCACCCCTCCTCAATCGCCTTAGCCTGGATGTCTGGGAAGTCTTTGGTCGCCTTGATGACGGCGGACTGCCGCTTGGATTCCGTAGCGGCAACGAGACGCATTTCCTTTTCCAGTTCCTTGCGCGTCTGCACCGTGAAACCATTATCGCCGTCGTCGGTCTTGACGGCGGCCTTCACTTCCGGCTTCTTCACGTCCACGGCATCCTTGTCCTTCTCGTCAAACGCACCGGACGCCTTGTACGTGGCGAGCAGACCATCGTACTGCGCCGAGTCGAGAGCGGAGGCGGCAATAAAGCCAAGGGTTGCCAGCCACGCGGAGAATTTCATCTTCATGGTACTTACTCCTGCGGACTGAGCCGCAATGCGGGCACTCGTGTCGTCATCGGCACCAAGCGCCACGAAACTGATTTCTCCCAGCGACGTTCGCCGGGCGATATTTACAGGTCCATCCCACGACTGCCCATTGGCGGTGGCAGTCTGTCCTTCGGGTACGAACTGATTGGCTAACACCCTCGCCCCAATCGACGCCTGCCACGGGAATCCACTCGTTCCAGAGTCGCGAACCTCTTCTGCGTCTTTGCCCTTGCCGCTGATAACACCGGCGGCTGAGAGCGTCTTTCCGGTATTGGTGATGGCTGTGGTGTGACCAACGATTTTGCTTTGGTCGTGGTCGCGAAGGGCGGGTCGGCTCTTCTGTGTACCATCCATTCCAGCCAAGTCCACCACAACCGGATACTGCCAACCCTTGAGTTGGAGTTTCCCACCTGTGTAGGCCATCATCGAAAAGGTCGGCGGCCCTTTGGTGACATCAGCGGCGGCCTGAATGGCGATTGGAGAGTCAATAGAGATTTCCAGATCGCAGGCCGTGGCCTTCGCTCGGTCCTCCATCATCGCCCGCGCCACACTCAAGCATTCCTTGGCGGCGTTGCAAATGTCGGCCGAACATTTCGGATCGGTGGCGATATCTTCAAGGGCAGCAAGATGTACGGCGCCAGCCTTCCCGTATGGGTATGCGTACCATTCTTTTGCAGGAATGATGCTGGGGTCGGACGAAAGATCAGGTTTTCCTTCGGCGATCCCCAAGAACCACGGAGCGAAGTCGGACCAGTTCGGGGGCGATCCGAGCAGTGCGTTGGAATCCTCAGCAGAAAAGCTCCATCCGGCGTCAGGCAGGAACTTGCCGGCGGCGATCAACGCTTTGAGGTTTTCCAGAGAGCGGCGGTTCAAACGGTACGTCATTTGTCATCCTCCCCATCGTCAGCGGCTTTGGGTGCGGGCTCCGGCGCCTTATCGCCGTTCGGATTCTTCGGGTCGTCTTCGGTTTCAGTGGACACGCCGCCGCGACGCGCCAGCATCGACTGGAACATCGCCTCACGATATTCTTCCAGAGACACGCCATAATCCGCGGCGGCCATTTCGTCCTGCTCGTCAATGTCGAAGGAGAGGTCGGCGGCTTCTTGGCGGCGGCTCGTAACACCCGAGTCAATGCGAGTCTGCGCGGCGGTGGCAACCTTGCCCGGATCGGCATGATCGTTGACGCGATCCCACGTCCATGCGTGAGGGAGTTGTGTGGGGTCATCGGGCATTTCCGGGCTGTCGGGTATCAGCCCCAGCAGCATTGCTTCGCGTATCCATTGCGGCCACACCCGAGTATTGCTCAGTCTTGTGTACCGTTTGCGCTCGTTGAGAATCCGCTTGCCATAGGGCTGCATCGCGACATAGGCGGAAGACATGTTGGCTTGACGTGCGTCCAGCGAAACGATGAAGAGGGGCATTCCCAAGGCTCGCCCGAGAGCACCAAGCTCGATGTTGACCAGCGTGTCGTAATTCGCACCCGGCTGTTCGGTCTTGAGCATTGATGCTTTGGTCCCGGCGGGCAGTCGGTTGAATGCCCCGTACTCCATTTCCCAGGTGTCCTCCATCAAGTCTGACGAGTAGACGGGATTCCCGTTTTGGTCGCGGAGTATCTGGCCGTTGGCATCAGTGAGTGGCTCGGCGGCGGTGGCGATGGCGGGGGTTTCAACGCTGATCCCCCATTTGGCGGCATTCTCGGCGCTCAGCACAGTGGCCAGTCCGAGACGACGGAGGTTGGCGGCGTTGGGGAGGGCGGGGAGGATCGAGGGGATGCCACGTTGCTGTCCGGGTCGAATGCGGCGGTAGTCATGCACCACGTAGGCGGCCGGCCACGGATCGAATTCATAGCCCAAAATCACGAACGCCCCAAAGGCGCCGGGATGCTGCCGCAGGACGTGGTAGGTCTGCGGACGGCCCCATGGATCGAGTACCACGCCATCGAAATATTGATCAGGGAATCGCGAAGGATACATGCCGAACAGGGGCGATGAAACTTGGTCGGCCTCAATATCGAACACGTCGAGCTTGATGGGATTTTCAAGGCTCGGATTGGTTCGCAGGAGAAGGAACCCTTCGCCGTTGTAACAGGTCGCCGCACATGAACCGTGGAGTTTTTCGGAGTACCCCACTTCCTCATCCCAGTTAACCCACAAATTTTCGACGGCTTTGTTGAGCGCCTTATCTTTCGTGGTGATGTGTAAACGGGGCCCTTTGCCGATGACGTAATCGGCATAGGTGTCGATCAACCCGAAGAGCAACGGGTTATTGTGAAACTCGTACCGGCACTTCATGCGGAGCGTGCGCCGGACCTGCCAAGAGGCGGCGGCGTCGATGGAGGTGGCGTCGGCGAGTGCGAAGTGTCCGGCGTTGAGTGGCGTGGTGAACTGCGAATCAAAACGGGCCTTCACGTCTGGCAGACGATTGCTACCGATTCGGACAATTCGCGTTGGGGCTGGGGTAGTCAAACCGATCTTGTTGGTGAAATTGATGATTCTGTCGGCCAGCGTGCTCATCGTTCCCCCCCCGGCACATTGAATCGAAGTCCGGATGGTGACGAGACGCGGATGCCGACGCGGCGGATACCGGCCCGGCGGCCGGCGGCGGTGGCGGCGAGGGCCGTCAAAACGCTGAGTTGGTCCTTGAGATTGTGTTCTCTGGAAGAGCCGAGCCCGCTGACGACGACTTCGCTGGGGCCATTGGCTGAGTTCGCGACTGCGTTCTTGAGATCGTTTACCGTGCTCATGCGGACAAGATGGCATTCAAATTCGCGAAGAGCAAGTAGAAATGAGATAAAATTGCCGTTTAGTGATAAATTCTCCTATGCGTAGGCCACACAATGGCAAAATTTGCAATTCGTAGGGGGGTACACGCTCTTGAAATCACCAAAACGACCGCTAGGTCCAACTCACCATTATCGACGCCTCATATCGCCAGCAAATTAGTTGATGTAACGACAATCGTTATCGCTCGATTGTTGTCCAGACCCGCCCGCAGTTGCGACATACACGATAACGACGGATTGCATTCTCCATCCGGTCAGTATCGCGCACGCATTTCCCGTCGCTGAATTGAATGCAGTGGCATTTTGGGCACTTCAAGCCCTTCGCCCACGGAGCGGCGGCGGTCCACTGATGCTGGACGATGACGGGAGGAGGCGGGGGCGGAGCGGGCGCAAGCAATTCGACGGGCGCAACTTCGACCGGCACTTCGATGGAAGACTTGGATTTCGTTCGTTTGCTCATAGATCGCTCCATGCGTCAATTCTTCTTGGCCCATCGCGGGGTCGGGAAGGCGATTTCAACCCTCCGCCGGTTGGGAACTCGCGTCCCGCGCCCGCTCACGCCCTTCAAAACCACAAACGCACATTCGAATCAAACACTCGCACGCATAGGGTTCAAGAATCCGAACCCCCTCATCATCCACGGATAGCATTCCTTTGGATCTTGAATAGAGGGTGCTTGTGATGCGCTCCCCGCATTTTGGACAAAAATTGAAGGTTCCAAATTTCGGAAGCGATTCAGCTTGCTCGCGAGTCAGTAGCAGACATTGCTCTAGCCACTGCTCTGCGAGACGCACAGATTGGTCGGAAGGACCTGTTTGCTGTTTTTTGGAAGTGAATGGCCACATTTGATTTATCCTTTTGTTAGAACTTTTTCGCCCATCTGGGCGTGGGGACATTTATTATCTTCGCCGCACCTCGCGGCTCGTTTCCGATCCGCTTGCATCCCAGCATCGACGCCGCCACCGCGCAGCCGACCGCACAGTCGAGCCATTCGTTGTCTGGACGGCTCGGTCGCAACGTCCATTCATCGACCGGGATTCCCTTTGGACTCGTTGGAGTCACGTAAGTCTCCGCCGTGATGTGCGAGGCGAACAAGCTGTGTCTCTCGGGATCATCGCCGAACAGTGTGATGGCGCCGGGGTCGCCGGGGGCCGTCAAGAACCCAGCATGAACGAATGACTTCCACCAATTCGTGTCGATGACACACGCCGGAAACTCCCGCGTGCCCTTCACCGCGGGGAAGTACCATCTGCCCAGCGTGTCCCACCGCTCCCCCTCTTTGCGTTTCCGCGAGGCCATCGGACGGCCCCCGGCCCCTATGCCCTCCCCACGGCTCGGTGACATTACCGCCCCACCCTTGGAAGTCTTGACCGCGTGAATCACGTTTGGCCACTTGCCCGAGTCCACGAGCATTTGCCCGATCCGCGCCAACCCCGCTCCCCCCGACTTCTGAAAGTTCCGGGCCAGCAACCGAGAAACCAAATCTTCCAGACCCGCCTGAATCGTGCCCTCGATCCCGCGGTTAGGATACCTCGCTTGCAGATTGCTCGATGAGTTCTCAATATCTGCCTTGGTGACATCCCGGCGTTGTTGCTCCGGCCACACCCCATAATCGACCACATGGCCGGTGAAGTTCATCTTCCACGCCACGACCAAATACCAGAGCGAGTATTGCTGCACGTCGATGGCACAGGTCAGTATTGGGAATTCCAGCGGCACCTCGCTCCACGCTCGCCCGCTGACACGCGAAACAAGAATCTCCGGTGTTAGACGATGACCGACACTCTCCAACGTCAGTGGTTCATTCTGAAATTCCGCCGCGAAGCCCGCTGGGCCATACTTGTAAAAGGCGTGCATCGCCGCTTGCACCGCCGTCAAGTTGCGCGGGTCATCCAGCCGCTCCGCCCAGTCCACGACCGCCCCACAGTCCATGCAGTTTGCTTTGTTTGGACACTCCGCACAGTCTCCGGCGGTATCGAGCTTGCGCCCC